TTTTCTGGTAAAGCGTTGTACCATTTTTGATAAAGAGAAGCAGAAACCTCTTTAATAATTTCTTCTAAAACTGTCATATTATTACCCATTTATAATTTTATCCATATCTATTACTTTTCCTAACATCCCTTTAGAGTTAGTTATTTGATACATGTTGCTATAAATTAATTTATTTATATCCTTTACATTATATTCTGGATATCTATTTAATATTTTTATAAAATTTGCTGCTGCAATTTGAGTAGAAATAGAGGTACCCTTTTGCTTCTCCTCTACCCCTCCTGGGCTAACAACATTGTAGTTTATCTTTTCCCACACGTCTATTAGAGTCTTATCATAATTACTATATTCAGAAACCGTACCGTCATCTTCATAACCTCCTACTGCTACAGCCTCTGGTATGCAGGCTGGCCAATCTATTCTGCTATGATCAGACTGATTGCCAGCTGGTAAAAATACTGGTATGCCTCTAGCCAGTAGGTACTGAATATAATAATTATTTACAGTAAAAGGGCAATAGTTTTTATATTTTTTACCAAAGTTGTGGCTGCCCTGCGACATAGAAACAGCTTTTATATTATATTGTTTGTGGTTATCTAATACCCACTTAAGTGCATTAGGTAGGGTTTTAGAGGTAGTAGGTCTTCTTGAACCATTGTTATAGTGTCCTATTATTCTGATAAAAACTATATTTAAATCACTATTTGACTTTATGGCAACAGATGTCATTTGAGTTCCATGTTTAAACCCATTAGATCTTATTATTTTGTCTGGTAATGAGGCTGCTTTAGGCCCCTCCATAAAAGATTTACCGTTTGAACAGTATGGTCCATCTAGTATGCATACTTCATGAATAACTTTTTCTTTAATATCTAAAATAGAGGTATCCAACGCTGTATCTATAATAGCTAAAGATCCAGTATTAGAACTTGCCTTTGAACCATATTGAATTGGAAATAGTAATATCAAAATAGTAATAACAAGTATCTTTTTCATAAGATAATATTACTAAATTATGCGATTACTGTCAATAGTTATTGTTGTGGTGGCAGTCTACGTGGATACCATTTTCCAGCATCCATATTTTGTGACTTTAATTCTTGTGCTTGAACAAATCCGTGCATAATTTCATGCATTAAATCTATTTCTATTCTAAGCTTATACAATTCAAGTTCAAGCTGGTTTATTCTATCTCTGTTTCTCACTCTGATCCGTCTCTATCAATAGGCGTTGGTGCCGTTGCAAGTGTACCGCATTCGGCACACTCCATGTCTAAGAAATAACTTGCTATCTCAAAGTTATAAAAAATTACTTTTAAGTTCCATACTTCACATCCGCATGGGCATATATGGGTTGGGACTCCTCTAACATCCATTGATCTACTATAATCTGGATAAAGATCATTAATGTCTTTAGGTTCTTCCATAAAAGAATTATACCTTATACCTCTATTATTGTAAAGGGAGGTTTTACGCTCATAATAAATTTTGATGCCGCTTCTAGCGCTATTCTGACACGTTTACGTGGGGTTTTAATAGAAGATGTTGAGGCAAGTGATCCTAGCGCTATTTGCTGTCCGCTTCCTTCAGCATAATAATCAGTACTTAACTCTGATACGTGATAGTCTACATCCATAGAAAATATTCTTCCTGTGTTTTGAACAGCAATTATTATAATTCCACCCTCATCCCCATCTTCGGTGTTTGAGCCAAATTTTCCGTATCCATTTTCCTGGTAAGCTTCTTTGACAGACTCTACAAATTTGGTACGCATGAACTTGTCTAAGTTTTTAAATCCTGCAGTAGGCTTATAAATTGGTGGAGTCCAGTTGTACTGCAATATCTGTCCCATTCTAAAACTATCAACAAACCCTATACCAAATTGACCTACTTTAAAAACTTTTGGATCTGTTACTTGTAAAACAAGTCCAGACTTATCATCTGATGCGGCGGAGTCTCCGCCAAGATATACTTTATTTCCATGAGATAGGGCTACTATGCAGGTCATATACCCTATTTTACTATTTTAAATATTCCGAGTCCAGCTCCTCGTGCATTTCTATATGATTAAGCATTGTCAGGGCATTTTCTAATTCCGCCTTAAGGGCAATTAATTCCTGAATTGAAGAATAATATTTATCCTTCCATTGATTTAATTCTTTTTCTAACTGATATAATTCTATTTTTAGGTCTTTTACCTCTAATTTTAGATGGTCTTTTTCTCGCTCTTCCCGCCTTATTTTTTCTTTTTTAGAATCTCTAAGCCCTGCAATTACAGCAGTTCCCATACCACTTAAAACAGCCGCTAAAAGCGACAAAACAATTGTCACATAATTAATTTCCATTATGTAACAATTATACCTTATAATTAAACTAAATTAATAATTCAGACGCTGTAATTTCATTTCCAAGATATCTTTTTTTCTGAATAATATCTTTTACAGTGTCATGTCCGTTTGATCTTCCTGCTAAAATTACCGCCCATCTTGGTTCGTATTTAGCGTCTATGCATGTCTGGCATAAAAATAAATTAATATTTAAAACAGTTGATTGTTTTAACGATAGTTTATTTTTACTTTTGTTGCAGGAATAGCACAATATTTTTTCCATTTACTCTCCTATAAAAAGCAAATCGTCATTTTCCAATAGCTCCTCGTATTGGATTCCATCTATTTCATATTTTACCATTGAGGCAAAGGCTCCCATCTTTTCGACAGTGCCGTATACTTGTTCTGATTGTATATATACATTAATTGATTGATTTTCCACCAGGAACCCCCTCAAGTTCGCATCTTACACCGTATGATTCAATCATCTTTTTTACCTTCATAACATAATCTATAACTTCTTCTTTTTTACTTCCAGTAAACTGTATAAAGTTATCCTCATATAATCTTAAGGCGAGAAAATCTGGATATTTAACTACATCCATCATGAGAAGCAGTGGCTTCTTTATTTCTCTAAGTTTCTTTTTCATTTCTTCGTTGTAAAATACTGGCTTGTTAGGTTCACCAGTCCACAGGTTTACTCCATGTTTAAAATGACCTTTGTCATATAAATTAGAATTCACTGTGCCTCTTTTTTAATTCTGCCCAAATTTGTTTAGTCTTATGAGAATTTCTCATTTTATCCAATGAACCAGAGCTCAAATATACTCCGCCCCAAACTCCGTACTCATTATTTTCTATTCCAGATTCATAACACATGTTGATCACTGGGCAAGACAAACATGCTTGATCTATATTTTTAGCTATATTAATATCTAGTTCATATTTATCAAAAAATAAATTAGTATCTATACCTCTACAGGCAGCTAGATGCCACCAGTTAATAGACTCTTCATCTGTATTTAAATTATTTAAAATATTTGACATATTTTAGCGGAAGAGACCATGTCCCTTTATCGTTAATTGAGATAGTATTTGCTATTCCCCAACTATTATTTCTAAATACACCATCTGTATTTGAATATCCGCCTATATCTTTTTTCCATATAATAAAATTATAGTTATCCCAATAGGTATCTACATTTTTATTTGATATTTTTTTACGAAGTATCTCTACCCCATTTTCATATAAGTGCAGCATTGGTCCAATTTGTATTGTTTTGTACCTATATACTATTATACAGGAATTAAATAGCGGTTGTCAACTATTTTATTATTTCCACTTAAACCCAAAGGCTGGGTTTAATTCTGAAATTCTATTTTCAGATAATTCTTTTATTAAATTTTTTGTATATGCGAGTTCTTCTTCAAATATCTTTGAGGACCTAGCAAAGTGCGAGAATCTTTTAAATTTTCTACCGTCCTGCTCATGTGATTCTTTAATTGTTTTTTCTGCATCATAATTTAATGCATTACAATGTAAATGTCTTACAAGGTATCCGTCTTTGTCAAAAAAATACTTTTCGTAGTTCCCACCCATATTTATTCCAGAATCTTTTTGGTTAAGCCACCATGAATAATATTGATCTGTATCGGATTCGTAGTCATCGCCTTCAGTTTGTTTATGATATGAGTAAAGCCATGCAGCATGATTAGAAGCTTCAACATAAAGGTCATGTGGCTCCCCAAGGTCTTGGCCAACACCATTTTTCCCTGGGTGGGTGCTTACTTGAGCAATAACTTCAGCGTTAGGGTTAGAAGAAATCATTTCAGAATACTTAAACGTAGTTCCGTAAACATCCTCTCCATACTTTTGAGAGTCCATTCCGCATGTGATGCCCTCTGACCACTTGCCCTTAGTAATTCCAGGTCCGCAATAATCGTTAGTTGGTATGCCAACTACTTGAAATTTGTCTCCACCAAACTCATCTTGCAACCACTGTAAAACTTCTAACTGATTAGCGTTTCCGCAACCAACTGTTGTGTTTACAAGCATTATAGCCTTGCCTTTAAACTGCTGTAAAAAATTTGGGGTTCCGTCTGCGGCGTTTAAATCTATATCATAGATAGATTTGATATCCGTCATTGCTTCCCAAGAAAACTCTTTCATACTTTTACTCTCCTTAAACTAACAATAATTCATTAGATTTATTAATAACTGATTTTTTACCATCAATTAATTCTTCTATGTGACTGCACACTACATCCCACTCTTCTTCTATTTTACAGTATATTTATTTATTATACAGTCTTATTATTTGACCCACCACCAGAAGGTTTAATTACCTTATATCCATTTCCTTCTAGCAAGCTAATAGCAGATTGAATCTCTGGAGATGCTGGGGTTTCAGCTTTGACCCCCTTAAATTTAGGTCTTCCAAAGCCTACTATTGAAACCATTACACCTTTTTTATTCTTTTTATATGCACGAAGTTGGCGACAAACCTCTCCACCGTTTCTTTGGCTGCCAGATTTTTTGCTAGTTGTATTACCTTCAATGCACCACACAGTTCCGTCTTCATTATCTTTAACAACAATGCCAACATGTGAGATTCTCTCAACTCCATCTCCAGGGAAATCAAAATACGCTATGTCTCCAGGCTCTGGATCTGCAATCTGAGGATCGTGCCAGCGACCAGCCTTTTTAAATGCTGCTGCTCCAGAGGGTGTATAAACAGTATTTGGCACTTTTACTCCAGCTTGGTCTGCACACCACATGACAAAAGATCCGCACCATGGCTGAAAGTTAGCTTTAGTAAATTTTCCATACTTAGTTTCATTGTCACGAGGACCTTCTACGGTTCCAATCTCTGCTTTAGCAACTTCAATTAACTTTTCTGCTGTACCCAAATCAGCCATTATTTACCCCTTCCAAAAATTCCTTTTTTAACTTTTGGTACACAATTTGGTACCTTTTTACCGCCCTTTGTTTTCCAACCAACTTGCTCATAACCATCCCAGCAAGGGTTAGCCTTATTCACTTCGCTAGCATAAAGAGCACGTAGCTGGGCTTTTGCCTTAGTTTCACTTTCATGGCAACCAACCAATTCATTTGTTCCTTCTTTTATAACAGCATAACCTTTACATCCAGCTGCGCCTTGTTTAATATTCCATGGCATACTATTACTCTTTATCCCAATCTTCATCAATTTCTGTTTCTTCTGGCATTTCGTCATTTGGCTTTCCAGTTGGCTCTGGATTAGTTGGAGCTGGTACTGGAGCTTCTGGTGCCTCTGGCTCATCAAATTTAATCTGGCTTTCATTTCCGCCACTCTTGCCAATTAACAATCCCGCAAGGGTTCCTGTAATAAATGTTGCTACCGAACCTAAAACATTAAAGAACATCTTATCATTTTCAGACTGCTCTCCAATTGGCTGTGTAACAAAAATAAGAGCATAAAGTATGCCCATAGTTGTAAATAATAAAATAGTTCCAAGGATTAGACCAAGGGTGAATTTTAATCTTGCGTCTAAGTCCGATGGAGTTAATCGTGGTCTTTTGGCCATTACTCGTTACCGTTCTGTTGTATAGTTGGTGCTTCCCCCGTCTTGGGGTCGAATCCTAGTATATCTATTGTACACTGTCCCTCAACCTTACACAAGGGTGGGTTGCACTCTGGATTATCGAAATTGGCAGGGTCCTGACATGGATATCTGAAAACTCCATCATATCCACATCCTGACAGCATAAATAGCCCTGCAAGGGCAAGTCCAATTAGTCTTACCATATTGGTAATTATATCATTTATTCGTCTTTACGAAGAGGGATAGTTGCGAGCCAAATAATAGTTGCAGCTATTGTTGCCACCCCTACTACTTGCTGAGCTGTCCCTGTAAGGGTTAACCAAGCAATAAAAAAGCCCAATAGAGTCCAAACTTGAGCAATGCTTTCTTTAACTGCCTCCCAGAAATAGTTCAGGATAGCCTTAATTATTTTCATTATATCCTCCTAGTCATGGCGGCAGCCACAATATTTGATGCAATAATTACTGGCACAATTACTTCCTGCGCCTTTTCTCTTTGATCATCTGTCATATCTTTACCCCATTCTGAGGGATTAGATATTTTTTCAAAATCTATATCTGTTAATGCTGCTATTGGGTCCGCCAAAAATACCTCTGTTTGTAATTCCGTTGTAGCATCAGCTAATGTATATGGCATTACTGCATCTTGATTTTCTTCAGCTCTACTAGAAAATTCTACCACTGCTGCGGCTATAACTGGATTTTCTTTTACCGCCTCCGCAATTATTGCTATTTCTTCAGTTTTAATTCCTAAATCTTTTGCTACCTCTTTCTTTTGTTCTGGGGCTAAAGATACCAATACATTTGCAACCGCCGCCGATTGTTCTGGAGTTAATTTAACCACTACGTTATCTTTACTTGTTAAATTAGCTATCGCAGATAATTCATTTATGGTATTCTTAATAGATGGTTTTGGAGAAGGTAAAACAGGAGTTGGCTCAGGTTCAGGAGTTGGCTCAGGATCTATATCCGTTTGCTGAGGTGAAGGCTCTGGTGAAGGCTCAGGAGTGGGCTCAGAATCAGGGGTTGGCTCTGGCTGCGGTTCATCTGTGGTTTCAGAATCTGGAGTTGGAGTGGGATCATCTGGTTCAGTTTGCTCAGGCGTGGGCTCAGGATCAACAGTTGGTTCAGGGGTAGGTTCAAATGAAGGCTCTGGTTCTGGCTCTGGTTCTGGCTCTGGGCTTGTCTGCGGTGTGGGCTCTGGTGTGGGTTCAAGAGTTGGTTCAGGCTGTGGTTGGTTTGCTAATGCTTGTGCTATAGCAGCAGCTATTTCTGTAGCCAATTGTTTATTATAATATTCCCAGGCGGAAACAATAGAATCATTTACATCTATTATTGATTGGTCATAAGCATCTTCTTTATCTTCTTTATTTTGTAAAGCAGTTGCGGTATTTGATACAGCAGTATTATATTCATTTGTTTTTGTATTTAAAGTTTGATTATATGTATTCAATATATTATTCTGCTCATTATAGTAAGATAGTTTGTTGTTGTATATAGCAAGCATCTGATTGTAATTTGATTGTGCTGCCTGTTGTTCTGCCACCGCCTGATTATAAGCATCTATCTGGGCCTGTGTTGCTCCTTGCCCATAAGAAAAAGTATTAAGGTCACAGCTAAATCCTACGCCCCATCCGCCAGTATAATCACATCCTGCTCCAGTCCATCCGCCAGGAATCGCCCAGCCAAGATGATAGTATCCTGGCCCTCCGCCGTTATACCACCAGATTTCTACATCAAGAGTTTTATCTTCGCTAACGTCATATACTGGAGTATATGGACTCCATGTAGTCCCTTGTTCCTGCCAATTATTTACAGCAAGCACTCCATCAACATACATTCTAAACCCATCATCTGTATACCCTGCAAATTTAGTAGAAGTCCAATGTGATGGGACTGTAATTCTGCCTGTAAATTTAACTATAAAGTTTTCGGATCTTCCACATGTTGCAGACCCAGGGGACATTGAATTGCTATTCCAAACACCAGTGCATGCGACTCCATTAGTTATTGCGTTTCCATAAGAATCTCTTGCAAGGTAATAAACAGTATATTGAAGCCCAGTACTACCAGCATTTTGAACTGCAGATTGTGTTGTTTGAACATTTAGGTTTGCTATATCTAAAGCATCCTGAGCATCATTCTTGTCTTGCAGGGCATCGTTTTTATCTTGTAATGCTACTTCAACTGTGACTGTTTGACCATCTACTGCTGATTGTGCTATATTGACTTCTTCAAGCTTAGCCGCCTCTGTTTCTACCGCCTGATCATATTCATCTGAGGCTTGGTCCATGTCTTCTTTTGCAGAAACAGCAGCATCGTAATCAGATTCTGCTATATCAATTAATGATTGAAATTCTGTTTTATAATTTAAATCTGGGACGCTAGCATTTAATTCTTGTATCTCTGCAGCGGCGGCAGATAGTGGATCTAAATTACTTTGAGCAGGAGTTAAGAATAACCATCCAAACCCTAATATAAAGGCTAATGATAATCTCCATGCTTTTGTCCTATTCAACTAGATAACCCCTTGTTACAAATATTATAACAAGTTAATTATATCATTTAACTATTTTGAATTATCTGTTTTGTAAAACCCTGTACCTTTAAACTGAACGCCAACTGTTCCATAAACTTTATTCATTGCGTTTCCACATTTTTCACACATCTCAACAGAATCAGCTTCTGAAAAAGATTTTGTTATCTCCATGCCAAAATCACATTCGATGCAGGCATATTCATATCTTGGCATATTTCTCCTATATGTTGGTGAGCAGTTTATACACATGCTCAGGTGTATCCTAAGGCGTAACTATTCGGCCCGTGTCCATCTTCATGGACATAACCATTATACCTTATTTGATTTTAATTGCTTTTGGCTTTTTTTCTTCTGGGACGATTCTTTCAATATTAATCTTAAGAATTCCATCGGCCAATTGTGCACTCTGCACCTCCATATATTCAGATAATGCAAATGTGCGAACAAATTTTCTTGCTGCAATACCTTTGTGTAGATAAGATTTTGGAGCCACAACTGACTCTTTTAATCCTTCTACAATTAAAGATCCATTATCAATGTGTATTGATAAATCATCTTTAGTAAATCCTGCAACTGCGAGAGAAATCTCATAAGAATCTTCATCCACCTTTAATACATCATATGGCGGATAAGATTGATTAGTTGCTTCACGATATACATTATTAATACGCTCTAACTCTCTGTTAAAGCCAATAAAAAAAGGATCTTTAAAAAGATCCATGGCAAATTGTGTTACCATTTATTCCTCCTTGAGCGAATAAGTTAAATTAGGTCCCATTTGGCGACCTATTTATATTATATCAAATTATGTAAACTTTGTCTATTAATTAAATATTTTACTATATGTAGGAGCAATCTCAAGATAGTTTATATTACATCTTTTAGGCATAGAAGAAATCCACAATATTGCACTTGATAAATCTTCAGACTCTAAAGCTACAGGCTTTATTTGGTCACTATGAGTGTTTATCGAAGCTGGGCAAATCTCCGTTACCTTTATCCCATAACCAGAATATTCAAGCCTGAATAACTCAGATAATCCACTAACAGCCTTTTTTGAATTACAGTAGCTAGCTTGTCCAATATACGGATATCTACCCGCAAATGATGTTATAAATATAACAGTAGAGTTTTCTGAATTCTCTAAGTTTTTAGTGAACATCCTAGTTAAATACATTGGCCCACTTACATTCAAGGCATAAGCTAAGGTAAAGCTTTCTGGATCTGAATTCACTAAAGTTTTTGGATCTACCCCACCTGCAGCATTATTAACTAATAAATCTAAAGTTATATTCTTATACTTTTCATAAAAAAATTTTATTTGCTCAAAATTAGTTAGATCTAATTCTTCTATGCTGACATTTTCAGATTCTAAATCTTTTATGTTACTGATATTTCTTGATGTAGCAATAACCTTATATCCATTATCAACTAAATCAATTACTGTTTTTCTTCCGACACCATGTCGAGTTCCAGTTACTATTGCTGTTTTCATTTTATCTCCTTTGTGCCCCAAGTTGGGATCGAACCAACGCTTGTACGATTTTAAGTCGCATGCCTCTACCGCTGGGCTATAGGGGCTTGCGATCCGTATCGGACTTGAACCGACGGCCTCTACCGTGACAGGGTAGCGCTCTAACCAACTGAGCTAACGGACCACTTAACTAAGAATTTAATATCTTAGCTAATGCATTTATTGTTGCGGCAATTCTTCCAATATCTCTTAATTGCTCAACACTAAATCCTTCTTGTTTTAATGTTTCATAATGTGCTTTAACACAAAAATGACATTTGCCAATTATTGAAGAGGCTAATGAGTATGCTTCAAAATTAGCTTTTGTAGTTCCTCCATGAGAAGCAATTGCATTCATTCTTAATTGTGCAGGAAGACCTGAAAGATTTGGATCGTCCGCCATTTCAAGATATGGATACCACACATTATTTTGAGCCATTAGGGCGCCAGCTGTCATTGCTGCATTCTTTTCGACTTCGTTTGTAGAAGAAGCGGCAATAAACCCAATAAGCTTTCCATTTCCAGTAGCAAATGAGGCTGCCAAAGCTAGGTGGGTCGCTAGCTCTGGATCAACCGTACTACGATTAATGACAGCATCAAGGTTTAATTTTATATCTTTGGCATATTCTGGCAAAGATTCTTTTAGCTGTTCAACCCACATTATAGAGTTTCTCCGCCTAGGCTTCTGTTACACGCACAAAGTTCTCCTGTTTGGAGAGCATCTAAAATGCGTAATGTTTCTTCTGGGCTTCTTCCAACATTAAGGTTGTTTACTGTTACATGCTGAATAACATTATCTGGATCAACAATAAATGTCGCACGAAGAGCAACACCATCATTTGTAAGGATTCCAAGCTGTTCTGCTAGACCAGTATACGATTCATCATCAATTTCTGAATAACTCCATTCACGAATTTGATCTGCAAATGACCATGAATTTGTCTTTTTTAAATCTTCATGTGCGTTACGCCATGCAATTTTACAGAATTCATTGTCGGTTGATCCTGTAAGCAGTACTGCATCACGATCATTAAAATCATTTACAAGCTTGTCATATGCAACAATTTCTGTTGGGCAAACAAAAGTAAAATCTTTTGGATAAAAAACAATTACCTTCCATTTTCCTGGAAAAGATTTTTCATTTAATACTTCAAAAACATCGTCAGAGGCATCTAGTCTTCCTGGCTTTACGCCAACAATTCTAAATGGACTTAGTTTATTTCCTACTGTTTTCATTTATCTCCTATATATAGTTTGGGATTGTTCCCGCTGGACCACCAGGGCTCGAACCTGGGACATTAGAGTTAACAGCTCTACGCTCTGCCAGCTGAGCTATGGTCCACTGTGCGCCCCTGAAAGGAATCGAACCTCTGACGCAGGCCTTAGAAGAGCCTCGCTCTATCCGCTGAGCTACAAGGGCTTATAATTATATCTAATTTAATTCGAATCCGTCAATATCTTCTATTGGAATAATTCCTTTTTCTTTAGCTATTTCAAAACCTTCTGGTGTAAAATGCATTATTGCTTCCAGATTTTCATCATATTCAACTTCCATTAAACCCTCTTTATAAAGTTCGACAAGATTATTGTCTACATATTCCATATGAGCCTCCCATAACTCTGGTGCCAAATTCTTTGTTATTGACTCATTTAACTCAAACATAGCCTCGCCATTTTCATTATATCCTGCAAATCTAATTGCACCTATCTCTAGATAATGTTCCATTCTTTGAAATGCAAAGTGATCTTCTTCATCGTCATCAAACATCTTATCTCCTTTGTGCACCAGGTAGGACTTGAACCTACGACTACCCGATTATGAGTCGGGGGCTCTAACCAACTAAGCTACTGGTGCTTAGTTGATAATTATATATTTGAACTATTGGTATTGTCAATAGAAGACTCCACTATGCCTTGTACATAATCTGAAAAATGTTTTCTAACACTTCCTGGAGGTCTTTTACCCAATTCATTCCATATTCTTTTATATTCAATTATGTTGTCAAATGTGGTGGGGCAGACCTTAATTCCATTAAACTCTTTTAGTCTAACTGGAAGCGGTACATGTTTTCCACAACATTTGCATTCTTTTGCTTTATCTTGATATATGCTCATATTATTTCCATTCCGTCTAGTGCTTCCGCCAAACTTTTAGGCATCGCTGATGGAGCCTTAATTAAATTGTGACTTTCTTGCTGAGATTGTTGTTTTTCCTGCTTTTTAATTGAGCTATATGTATGAACTTCTATTGCTCCAAAATCTGGTCTGGTTAAACTTATAGCATTAAATATTGACCCGCATACGGCATCAGCTAAGTCTTTAGAACCTTTTCTTGGGTGATCTACTTTATCCCTTATAATCCTAAGCTCTAATAATTCATCTATAAGTAATTTAATATGTGGTCCAGACAACCTTTCTTCTAAAACTACCATAGCCATATCGTCATAATGCTTTTTTGCGACAGACAATGTTTCTGTATTAATTCCGTATTGTCTTAATTGCTGCATCATATCATGAGAATTCCATCTGTCAAAAGTACACGTCCTTATGTTAAATCCTCTAGACCTTAAAGATAATATATAGTCTTTTACTTCAGTAAAGTCTACAGATTTATCTGAAGTAGGAGTCCAATATCTTACCGCATCCACTTCAATTATTGGGGCTGGCTGGGAATAATTATCTGTAACTTTAACATTTACCCACTTATTTATATGAGACATAGCTACTGCACAATGGTCATGTTTTTGCGCTAAGTCTACGTGTATAAAATATTCTTTATCTTCAATTGGTATAAACCATTCTTCAAATCTTCCAAATTGATCCACGCCTATTGCCATATTACTAAAAGCTTTTTCTATCTTTTCACGAGATTTAAAAAAGGCATCAATTGCTTCTGGAGGCATACAAGCAAACCTTCCTAGCGCATCTACTGTATCTCGATAGAAAGCAATTTTAAAATCATCAATACTTCTAGTAGGATTCACTTCCCAAGTTGGTCTTTTAATGGCATAAACTTTTGGATATCTATACGAAATAATATGATCCTCATCCCAATAAACTTCAAACTCGTTGCCATCTGTGTTGTCTGGTAAATCTGGGTCTACCTTAAATTTATGAGATCTTTGTATTACTTCTTTTTCAGCCACAATCTCATCATACCTTTGTTGGATATAGTCCTGCTTAAATCTAGGGAATGAAAGTAATATTACTTTCCCATAGTCTGGAAAACGAGAATCAACAGAAGCTCTATACATTTCATAGATACCGCTTGCAGTTTTTGCTTGGTCATGACCTGTTGTGCTTTCTAATGCAAAACCAGAGATTTCGTCTAGCACTGCAACCAGTACGTTATATCCTTCAAATGCTTCTCTTTCTGAGTGTCCAGAATAAACTGTTACATTTTTATTAAATTTAATTTCAGATGCTTTCTCAAAATACTTTCCAATAAACCATGGCGACCCAACAATTCTATTTCTAAAACCTTTAAAGAAAACATTGTTTGCTTGCTGTGCGTTGATAGCAATATTAATAATATCTATTGAATCTCCAGGAGGTTTGCCATAATATGTAGCTGGATCTTTAAGGCACAATAGGAGATAAACTATATATGCTACTGATATTGTTGAGCAGTAGTCTTTTCCACTACCTTTACCTAACTGCGCTACTACTTCGTTACAGGTTTGCTTGTAACGATCTTCGCCTTCTCTTTCTCCAAATAATTTGATAAGAGTGGATTGTTTATAGATTTGTGAGCTTTTTTCGATAAGCGTATATTGGTACTCCGAAAGTGGGGGTAATCCGAGATACTCTTTTCCTGTAACAAATGTTCTGAGATCGACTGGTCTTTCATCAAACTCCTCTCCATCTAATATATCAATGAGGTCATTAAAATTTAATTCCATTAAATTGACCACCATCCTCTAATAGTGCCACCTTCTACAGGGCAAATCCACTGAAGGTGTTTACCGCTTTCATAATATTCTTTAAACAATTTACTGTCTAATTCTCTGTCTGGCTCATGCGTATCTTTTCCGCAATCTGGACAAATATAGGAATAAACATATTCATACACATGTCTACAATGCTTCTTGTTCGTCATGTATTACTACTGGCTCAACAATACCTGTTATTTGCGATAGTCTTTTAGCGACTTCCATCTTGCACTTAGGGCAAGTAGCAGTCACCTCTTTTAATATCTTTACAAGTATCTCTTGCTTTCTTTCTGTTTCCGCCAACTGTGTAGCCAACTCTGCATTATCGAGTAGGCCAACTTCTTGAAGCATTCCTATTCTTTTGCCTTCAATATCGGCAATAAGTTTTAATGCTGTAGCCTTTACATTTAATTGACCAGCTTGGTCAGCATCTTCTACGGTCTTCCAGGCTTCTTTAATAAGCATGGCGTAATGCTGATCTGCTCCAGAGATGGCCTGCTTTGCCCTCTCACGAGCTCCAGAATCGTTTTTAACGACCTCTTTCCACTCGTCTATATACCCAATGACCTCTGCTCTCTTAAAGCCCGTCAGGGTGGCAATCTGGGTAGGATTATTACCTTTAAGTAATTCCTCTACCACCTTATTCATGCGATCAAAGTGATCAGCTAATTCAATATCCATATATAGGTATTATACCATCTTAGTTGACTAAAATCACTCAGACCAAGATTTGGCTATTTTTAATAATACTAGATATCCAATTAAATCATCAATATCATTATCTCCTGGATATTCTGTACCCTTCATTAATCTATTTAATTTATCATCAATACGAACATGGAGCTGTTCTCTTGGTCCCGCTTTAGAAAATATACGCACTGGCTCTAAAGCTGAGTTGCCATAGGCAATATTTTTTCTAATAAGCATATGAGCAATTTCATGGCAGGTTTTCCAAATTTCTTGACCTGCTTCTGTGCCTACTGTTAATAGATATAAATCCTGGCATTCAAATGTTCTTGAATCTGGAAATACTGGCTCTAAGTTCATTTAATTATACCGTGCTCTTTCAATGATCTATGTATGGTCATAACAGTTACGCCGCACTCTTTTGCTATTTCTTCCATAGTTTTTCTTTGCACTACATATCTTCTATATAGCCAATCTTTACTTTTATATAATTTCATAGGTGATCCCATTTAAAATATTTCCTATATTCCTGCAATGGAATAACTTTAGGATCAATCCACCAATCTTCGTGCTCTGTTCTAACAACAAGAGAGTAGCCAAGAGAATCTAATATTTCTCTCTGCACATTTCTCATTTCAATATTTCTCCAATACATATTAGCATCATGTTCAAATGTTATTATTGTAAATCTATATTGGTTTAATGGAACTGCTAGTAGTCCATGTAGTGTCAAGTAAGGATTTCCAACGGGCCTTCCGTTTTGATCATAACCAGCATCTATATCAACTTGTAAATAATCAATTTGTTTTGGAAAATTATTTTCTTCAAAGTACGATATGTAATTAAAATCTAAAGCATCTCCCATACATGGATTAGACCTATTTTCGTTAAACTCATTTCTCCACTTATCTATAATTTCAAATGACACTCCCTTCCAGTTATATTCTTTTTCTAAAAGGTATGTATTACTTCCATCGCTAGAATGAAAGGCTCCCAGCTCAACATAGTATCCTCCTTTTTTTTCATTTAAGATACTTATTATAAACTGTTCTTGATTAGTTATATTGTGTGTCATCTTTTTGTCAATACCTCATTTGCATAGTAAGCAATTCCAAACGAATCTGCTACATCGAAGTCATCTAACTCTAATTTATATTTTTTATTAAAATAATCTACTGTCCTTTGTTTCCTAATCTCCCGCATTTTTGCCTTATACCAGGAATCAGCATAGCCAGGATTTTCAACCCTAAGTCTGTCTTTCTCAAATTTTGTCGGGTTTTTATTTCCAATATGAGCCTGCCAAGATGAAGGAGATATAGTAATAACACTAGCGCCACTAGACATAAGCTCAGCAATGACAACCCCATATACATAAGATAATTTTATCACAGCATCAGCAGATTTGACAAGTATTGCTCCTTCTACTGCAATGTAGTCTGACTTTAATTCACCTATCATTGCAAACACTTTGCACTTAGCATCATAAATCTTTTCATATATATCGTTTCCAGTTAAATTAATCTTACCCCATTTAATCGGAATATTATTTTCTAAAAGGCAAAATGCAATTGAATTAGTGGATGCATCTATTCCCAAAACCCTGCTTGCTTTAGTTTTAACTAAACTAGCCAATGTCATTTATAATTCCTAAAATATTTTTTCTATTTTTAATATTATTATTTTTTTCACACTTAGAACATAGATTAGATTGATTATATCTGCTTAATTTAGATTTACATATCTTGCATTCTCTGTGCTTGCCTTGCCTAATTGCCTTTTTTTCATAATACTTTTCCATAATTTTTTTATTTGTTGCAATTCTACAACAATCATCAGAACAGTATTTTTGATTATGAGTTTTAGGCTCAAATTCTTTTTTGCATTCTGTATTAAAACACTTCATAGTTTAGGTGGCTCAAAAGCTTCTATCTGTACTGTGCCAGTTTCTCCAGACCAGCACTCTTTTTTAATTTTACAATTTTTACATGCGGAACTTGATTTAACAAAAGGCCTCATTGGGAGTCCTCCGTTTTTAAAGTTATCATATACCTCGCACATCCAAGTAAATAGATCTTCAATTATCTTTGTATTCTTTTCGTTCATGGTTATAGGTATAACCAACACTTCTTGAGTATTTTTATTTTCATAAAGGAAAAATCCTTCTTTTACATTTTTTAACTTCATGTAAGAAAGAAGCTGCAAAAGGTGGTTGGGTGCTGGAGACATTCGTGATTGATATGTGTCCCACGACTCCTGCTTGGCTGTTTTAATTTCTCCAATAACCTCTTCATTATTCCAGTCTAAAATTACATCTATAAATCCACGAACTGGAGGATATTCGTTGATTATTTCATATTCTTCATGCTTCAGTACACCCATTTTTTTAATAATAGATTGTATTCTTTCATGAGCCTGAGTTCCCTGAGACATGTTAGCTATTGCTTGAGAGTTATTATTATCTATAAACATAACGCCACTAAATGCTAAATACCAATATCTGGGACAATTTCCACTTCCATATCCAAGAGAGCTTGGACTAAAACTTGTCTTTGTTTGTTTTTGATCTGCTTTTTTTGTAGACAAATATGCATCATCTAACATCTTGGCAAAAGTAGATGGATCAAAATTACCTACTACTTTTTTAAATTTTAAGTTTGCTACTATCTCTTTACCCATTATACCTAACCACATATTTGAGAGCATCTACAAGCTTGTCTATAGATTCCTTAGCTGAATAATAAATATTCTTTTTATTATTATTTACTGTCCCCGCCTTATCCTTAGCTATAGTTGAATACACAGAAGCCATCATAGAGAATTTAGTTGACATTGCCTGAAGCTCTATAATCAATGTAGGAGCTTTTGATGCTGGCACATCTGGGTTCATTAATAGTTTTACTACAATTGCCAGGGCCTTATCAAGCTGATCGTCTTTCATGTATTCATGAAGATCGTTAAACTCTGTTATGCTATTAATAAGCTCTAGTGTATTCAACTCGCTCATTATATCAACCTAGTTACAAGCGCATAGCCGATCCATAATCCAACTATTCCCATTAGGCCTGCAAAGACAGGAGGTGCAGGAATTGGCAATTTAAATGCACTAAATATTCCACCAACAATTGCACCAACTAAGGTTGTTAGAAATACTTCTCTCATTAGAACGGGGCCTCTACTTCTTCAAAAAATCTGTCTTTAGCATTTTCTTTTGAAATACTATATGTGGTTAGCCCAACGCTATCAGCACGAACCTCATAAGAAGTTCTTTCTACGCCACTCTTGTCTGTCCATCTATCTTCATAGATTGTGCCAGAAACGACAATCTCTTGCCCCTTCTTTATATTATTTCTTGTTTGATTAGCTAGATTGCCCCAAACTTTTACTGTCCACCAAGATGTCGCAGCATCTTCGTACTTGCCAGTCTCTTCGTTTTTACGACGATCATTTGTAACCATCCTAAGTCTAATACCATTTTCTCCAATTGGAGCAGGCTCTTGACCCAGTCTACCTATCAACATAATGTTAGGATTTGGCATTATTACTCTCTTCCCAGGCTTTCACTAACTCTTCCAGAACAGCCCATTCGATAACTGCGAGTCTCACTTTTGATTCCTCGCCTATAATTACTTTTAAAGCAGGATGCATATTCCTATTTACTTTAAAAGTATCTGTGCAGATTTTAGACCATACATCTTTATTTAAATTAAAAGAAGATGCAGTTTCTTTATAATCTACGACAAACTGGTACCATTGAGCGTCACCTTTTTGGTATTGCCCACGTCCAGAATTCTTTTGTTGCCTAGCGCCATCACGCTTTGCTTCTCCACGCTCTGTCATCCATTAACCTTTATTGTATTTAAGTGTCCAGCATCACAGGTCCAACTCATAATAAATTGTACTGGATCCCAGTAATATTCATTCACATTTAAATCACACTTAAAACATGGCTTAACCCCAACAACAGTTTCTAAATTAGAAATATTTTCTTTTGTTGGTTTTGGACCTATGAACTCATTAATGTTTGGCACTAATTTCCTCTCTAAGTTTATTAACTACATCTGGATTATCTCTTAAATATTGAACTGCCTTTGCTCTACCTTGAAACCTTTCTTCATTTACGGTATACCAGGCTCCGCCTTTTTCTATAACACCGCACATTTCTGCAACATCCAGTGTCTCTCCAACTGAATCTACCCCTAAATTTTCTCCTTGGAAATAGAAATCGTATTGCCCTGATAAATTCGGGGGCCCAAGCTTGTTGTAATCAATAATCCAATTGACTGGTCTTCCGACCCTCTGCTCAATAATCTTGTCGCCAACTTTAACGCCAGCCTTAATAGCGTTAGCTTCAGCCTCTGAAGACCAGAGCTTGATGACTGTAGAGGAAAAGAATTTGACTGCCATTCCTCCAGTTGGGATGTGGCTGGCATGCATAGATCCAAATTGATTTCTTTGCTGTGAGATAAGAACAAGTAGTGTATTTTTGTTTGCATAATTTAACATTTTGACCGCATGGGTCATATCCTTTGCTTCTGCTCCAATTTGCTTGGTGTCTTCAAGCTTCTTTAATTCAGATGAATCTTTTTCAAAATATATTGCTGGTAATAATGCTGATATGGAATCTACAACAATAATATCAACTTCTGCTTCCATTAATTGCGTAGCAACGTCTACCATATCGTTTACTGTTTTTGCTGATGAATATATTAACTCCTCAGAATTAACTCCTAGCTTTTCCGCCCAAGATTTATCGTAGGAGTGCTCTGCATCTATCCAGGCACATGTCTTTCCAGCTTTCTGTGCCTCTGCTATCATTTGCAAACAAAAAGATGATTTACCAGCAGACTTATTGCCCCAAACCAAAACCTGTCTACCAAATCCAAGACCGCCTCTGAGGGCAAGATTCAATCCTATGCTAGGTGTAGGTTGCTTTTCAACAGTAACCTCAACAGCAGACTGAACTCTATTTCTAGTTTTAGGGTCAAGCTTTGCCAATATATCATCTATTTGTATAGTCATTATTCTCTTTCTTTACATAAGTATAGCATTAAAACAAATTTCCGTGAAGTCTTGGACGTAAATTATTTTTGTTCATTTTATTTTGTAGAGATTCATCTAGGCTATGAACCACATGTTCTTGATTTCTCATAGCGGCATACAGATCTAATATTCTAATAATTATGTCTGCTATTTCTTCTACAATTTTTTCAGACCCTTGATCTTTGCGGATAGCCTCCAAAACCTCAGTAACTTCCGAATGTACAAGAGCAAGTTTATTGCCAACCTTGTCATGCGAGTATTCTCCATCCCAAAATCCTTTTTTCAATGCAGTTTCATGTAAAACTGCAGCAAGGGCGTCTAGTCCGTAATCAGTCATTAACGAGTTCATACTCGCCCTGTTCTCCACCTTCACGCAAGCTAAACTCGAATGATAAAGTTTCATCATTATATGTTACAGACAATTCTTTATCTTCATTATTAGCAGACATAAAAAGCTCTGTAGGTATTTCTACACTACCTAATTTAGCCAATATGGCTACTAAAATTCTAGAAGCATTCATTGCTTGAAATACTTCTTCTGGATTTTCCGTCATTTTATTTCCTTTATCATTAAAGTGCCATCCTCTAATTTCTTTAGAATTGGCTTACATATCATTCCTTCACGCATTTTAGCCAGTGCTATTGGATACATGCTAGAGAATGCAATTGCTCTCGTTAGATTTTTATCTTTATCAGACATAACTACGTGAGCCATAGTCTTACCCTTACTTGTTCTATAAGGACTGAAGCTTACCACAAACTGCTGGTTATCGTCAATATCATATCCGCTAGAATATAAATACTGTACAAACAGGTCTGGAGAATCTTCTTTAATATCGTCTATCTTTACATATCTTGCTATTCGATTATCTCCTACTAAAATAAAATACATCTTGCCAGCTTCTATTTGTGTTTGTTCATTATGAAATAACCCAACTGATCCGCTTTCATCAACTAACTCTATTCTTGCCCACCCTGAACCTCTTTTAATGTTCTTAACCATTCCAAACATGGGGAAGGATCCTAGGTCATCAAACTCTGCTATAGGTTTAGCCTGCGCCTTTATCTTTGGGTTCATTCCAACATTAAACTGAGGTATGTTTAAATACTCATAATAATTCTGTTGCTCTTTGCCTGTCCTGGGATTATCATCAAAGGTGGCACCGCCTACTGCATTTAATGCAGCTATTGCCCTAGAATTAATTCCACTTCCCTTTTTTGACGCCTTTGCAATAAAATCTGAGTAATCAGCATAAGGTCTTTTATCAATAATCTTATTAGCAATATTATCTGATATGAATTTAACTTCTGCCAATCCAAATCTAATTGAATTATCTTGTAGAGAAAAATAAACATCTGATTTATTAATGTGTGGAAGCTTTATGTCTAGGCCAAGTCTTTTAGCTTCAATCAAGTATTCCGTTCTGGCGTCTTTATCGTTTTCGTTTTTAAGGATCGAGAATAAAAATTCAATAGGATAATGATGCTTAAGCCAAGCGGTATAATAAGAAAGCATAGAGTAAGCAACAGCATGAGACCTATTGAACGAATAACCTGCGTGGGCTTCAAAGGTTTTCCAGAGATGCTCTGCTTCGTCTCTGCTGATATGCTGCGTAGCGCCTTGAATAAACTTATCTTTGAATGGACTGAGTTCTTTTGCATCTTGTTTCTTTCCAATTACTTTTCGAACCTTGTCTGCTTCAGACCAGGTCATTCCACCTAAATAAACGCAAGCCTGCATCACTTGCTCTTGATAAATGATAACCCCATATGTGTTTTCAGTAAAAGGCTTCATTATTGGGTGGATATATTTTACTGCCTCTTGCCCGTGCTTTCTCTTAATATATGAAATACCAACAGTGTCCATAGCCCCTGGTCTTACTAGGGCGTTAGATGCAGCAAGATCTTCAAATGTTGAGACCTGCATTTTTATCAAGAGGTTAGTGTATGGTGTGGCTTCCGCTTGAAACACACCCATTGTATATCCGTCACTCAAATTCTTATATATGTCTGCATCATCTAGTGGTATACTTGAAAGGTTGATTTCTTTGCCGTGTCTCTCTTTTATAGAGGACAGTGTGTCTGAAATAACCGAAAGGGTCTTAAGTCCGAGAGCGTCTAATTTAATTAGTCCTATATCGGCTACGGTATCCATATCATAAGCAACTACTGGAATTCTTCCAGACACCTTATCTTGTGCATCTTCACGAGATTCAATTGGGGCATAGTTTCTTATCTCATCTTTAGCAACAACTACGCCAGCAGCGTGTACGCCAACGCTTCTAATTTTTCCACGTAGTCTTTCTGCTAGCCATGTGACCTCTGGATACTTCATTCTAAATTCTTGAGTGTTTGGAGATTCTAAATAGTCTTCAAACGTATCTATGGATTTTAGTGCACGGTTTACATCTGAAAGTGGAACCATGAATACTCGTGCAGCATCTCTGACTACTCCCTTATCCTTAAAATAAGTATATGTAGAAATGGAGGCAACATGTTTGAATTTCTGCTTCAGATAGTTCTTGACCTCTTTGCGGCGTCGATCCTCAAAGTCAGTATCGATATCTGGGAAGTCATTTCTTTCTGGATTAATGAATCTAAAAAACAATAAATCATATTTAATTGGGTCAACGTCTGTAATTCCTAATGAGTAACAAACCAAAGAACCTGCTGCCGAACCACGGCCTGGACCTACCATAATAGAATTTGTCTTGGCCCAATTAATCATATCAGCAATAACTAAAAAATAAGAAGCAAACTTCTTATCTTTAATTATTTTTAACTCTTCTTCAACACGCTCAATATAATTAATATCTTGGTCTAATCCTTTTGCCTTTAGCCCTTGATATGCTAATTCTTTTAGTTTATCATCTGCATTTCTTTTGGGCACAGGCAATAAATCTAGACCCTTATAAAAATCATATTCTTGAACCTTATCAGCAACTTCTAATGTATTTGAATATATATCTGTGCGCTCAATTCCTGCTTTACGAAAGTCTTCTGAAATTTCATCAAATGTTTGAATAAATAAATTATAATCCTGAAATGATATTCTTCTGTCTGGATACAAGTAATTAAATCTATCCAACATGTCTTTCATATTACGAGACATTTCAAAGTCTGCATCTTTGTCCATCTTAGGGTTTGTAGATAATATTAGCATGGCTTCTTCTAATACCTTATCTTCACCTTTAGCAAAATGAGCATCTCCTGTTGCCACCGCCTTAATTTTTAATTCATCTGCTAATTCAAGTAGTACTCTGTTGATTTCTGGCGGGTTATGAGACTGAACTTCCACATATAGATCCTCGCCAAAAGTTTTACTAAAATCTTTGAGTAAAAGTTTGGCATCCGATAAATCGCCACGTTCGATACATTTACTAACAAGCCCATTGAGGCATCCAGTAAGAACAATAACACCCTCAGCATAATCTTTTAATATCTCTCTATCAATACGTGGCTTGTGATAAAATCCTTCATTCCAAGCTATTTCTTGTAATGCATTTATGTTCTGTAAACCTTTTTTATTTTTTGCGAGCAAAATTATATGATTGTATGCCTGAATAGATTTATCTGTTTTAGAAGACCTGTCAAACCTATCTGTTGGAGATATATAAGCTTCAACGCCAAGAATGGGCTTTATGCCTTGTTCTTTGCAAGCTATTTGAAATTCTCTATGTGATGCTAGCGTTCCATGGTCTGTTATGGCTATGGAGCTTTGACCAGCATCCTTTGCTGCCTTTACGAGATCGGCAGGAGAGTTAAGCCCATCCATTAATGAATAATAAGAATGTACATGCAAATGTGCAAATGACACTAACTCTCCGCCTTTCTAAATTACCAGCTTACATCTTGTGATGTAGACTCTGCCTCTTCGGGGTCAGCCTTTCCTGAAAAAAAGACTTCTTGATCTTTATAGGGTAACTGACGTACAGCAGATTCTTCTAGCTTATATAATTCCAGTCCAGAAACATCAAATGCCGAATCGTCTTTAGCTAATGGAATAATGGTATAACTAGTATCTGTCTTTTTCCCAGTTCTTTTCATTCTCCACATTAAGTTACTAATTGAACCCATTTCGTTAGCGTACTCAATTAAAGTAGGGGTAATTGTTTTACCACTCATACCCTGAGACAATATTGCTACATATGGATCATTTTTGCCATCGTCTACTAAAACGTTAATATAAAGTCTTTGACGTGCTTTCCATCCAGCCGTATAATCTTTTCTATGCTGTTCACAACCCCAGCATCTATCTTCATCTTCAAAAGAGCAGACCAGTTTCTTTCTATAGTCTTTTGGATTTGTATGCTCTACTGCAAAAATACCTACATCTAATTTATCGTTGTATGTTGGAGAATTAGCATCAAGCTCTTGTAAAAATCTTATCTTAACGCTTTCACCATCTTCTAATTTAACCCAACGTGCCTTGCTTCCTTCACCAGAATTTACCTGTGGCTTATCTAATTTTAGGTTTGCCAAACCTTTTGCTATACCCATTTTGTATCTCCTTAATATATTTGATGGTATATATCCATCTGTATTTCCATTATATCATGGGTTCCAAGATCGATATTCGAAATCGGAAATTGCGTTATTTATGCATGCCTTAATGTCTTCATCAGACATATCGCCTGCGTCTTTTGCGCCATTAGGATATATCTTACCATATGAGTGCGAAGCCCACAAGATGTTTTTATTTTTTAATTTAGAAGCAATTGATATTCCTAATTCTCTGCCAGCCTCATCAGCATCTGTCATTAATGTTATTGTATTGAAGTATCTGTTGATTGATTTAATGTTGTCATGAGAAATGTGGCCACCTAACGTGGCAATAACATTAGGGAATCCAGCCTGATGCACACGGATTGCATCAAAGCTAGACTCCACTATTATCACGTGGTCGCCAAATTTTTTGGCCCTGTGAATATTAAACATAGTT